AGAACTAAATAGAAGTCGCTAATAGACAGATTTTACAAACTAGAGAGGGAGGGTATAAATGAGCAGAGTACACAATTTAACACATATAAAGAGTGGAAAAAAGTTTGAATTTATCGGGTTTGTTCAAAAGGAAATTCAGCTTTGCTCTTATACTACTGTTTCTACACATGTTCAAGTTAAGGATTACAAGGGAATAGTTCACTACTTTCCGTTGAATGAAGTTGAGTTTATTCCTTAATTCAGTAATCCACCAAAATTGTGGAAATAAAAAAACTACCCTAAAAGAGTAGCAACAGAATCATAAATTATTTTTTTTGGAATCGGAAATTCCGTGTTTAACTGCCAATCTGATGATTCCATAAAGCATAAATCCTATAAAAATATACCAAATAAAAGCTAAAAAAGTTCCCAAAGCAATACCTCCTTTTAGGTATTGTAACATATTTTACCAAGTCAGTTATCCGACGAGATAGTGGAACATAAAAAAGAAGAGGTGAATAGAAATGAGTATTTTAAAATTGCTCCAGGCTATTTTCATTAACCCGAAGCAACATTGTGTTTTGTGTGATTCAATTGCGGATCTTGAATTAGAAGATGGTAGATATATTTGCGACAACTGTGCTCAAATACAAGGTGAGTTGTCTCAGGATGAATCTTAAATGCGTTCCCAAGTGTTTACGAAATTTTGTGCATCTACTTCTAATTCGAGAACGTCCTCACTTTTTAGTGGTCCTGCTTCAATGATTTTTCCGTTTTGCAAATTTAACACCGCAAAATTTGAGTCAGGCTCCATTTGAAAGTCGCGATCAGCCAGTTGCATAAGAGTCAGAGTTGATTGGATATTTCTTTTTGTAACTTTGGCATCAGTAGACTTTTTCTTGTAGTAATTCTTAACATAAAATTTCTTACCATTAACGATAAGACCCAATTCTGGTGAGCTACCTACAAATAGCTCATCAGATAATTTCCAAAAAGACTTACCAACTTTGAAATAAGAAACGTCATTCTTGTTTACAAATCGAATATACGTGTTAATAGCATTCGTATAGTTTTTCGTTTTCTTTTCGTCGATGGTTAGCAAAAGGTTTGAGAGATTCTCAATCGGCAAATTGTTCTCATGTAATCTTTTGATTTCATCACGAAGAGGTTTCCAGTAATCAAGTGCAGGGTGATAATCAGCTGAATGTTTCATGTCTCGTACGGCTTTAATTTTTGCACTAGTACTAACTTTCGATGAGTAAGTCAAAAATTGAGTTAAAGAAATATTGATAGTCATAGTGGTCCTCCTTTTCTAATTATTTCAATGAAATACATTGATACCAAAATTATATCAAATAAAACAATAAATGTTTTGATATCTGAATAATTATAGTATTTAGGTTGGAGATGCACTAATAAGTAATGTCCGCAATCGTCAGCGATAGCAAACAGGAGGGATAAAATGATACCAAAATTTAGAGCGTGGGAACCAGATATGAAATTTATGAACGATCAAGTCCGAGTGACGAGTAACCGATTCGGCGTTGGCGAGATTTTGATAGAGGCTACCGATGGTTTTGGTTGGATAGAAGTGAAACCAGAGTATCTCATGCAATCAACAGGCTTGAAAGACAAGAACGGCATGGAGATTTTCGAGGGGGATATAGTAGTAATTAAGTATTCTGAACATGGATATCACTACTATGAAAAAATAGTTTTCGAGAATGGAACTTTCACAGCAGGGGATGAGGATTGGCTATATAACATCAAAGATTATTGCGTTGTATGTGGCAATATCTACGAGAACCCAGAACTATTGGAGCCAGCCAATGAAATTTAATCATTATACAGTACTAGCTATGATATCAATACTGCTGACGATCGCAGGGTTAAGTTGGCTATCCTATACAATTGTGGACCAGCAGAAACAGATTGAGCAGTTACATGAACAGCTGCAGCATGAGCAGATGAAGTACAAGATTATTATTAATGATCCGTTAGTCAGGGATGCGATGGAAGCAGGAGGATGAATGATGTATAGACCACACTATTTAGATAAAAAAGTTATAAAAATATATAACGACTTCGAAGTTTATGTGACAGTTTTTTCTAACGAAAGCTACAAGAGAAAAGACAATGATGAGGTTGTTAAGAAGTTTGGGCGAAGAAAACTGAAAACCCCAAAAGTCGGGAATAGAGGAGCTTATTTATGGCCATGACAGTTGCAGTAGCATTTTTTCTCGCAGTTTTAGCAATAATCGACCAACAGAAGCAGGGGGATGAATGATGGCATCAGACGAAACGAGCCAAAGATTGTTTATTAATGCGTATCACGGCTGGAATGAAATAGTAAACAAAGCTTCTGATGCTTTGAGAGCTTTTGGAGTGTCAATGGATGAAGCTATTTTAAATATACAAATCAAGCAATCAAGAGATCCAAGGGTCAAGAAATATCATCAAATTTATCGAAGGACAAAGAATTCTAGAATTAAGAAAAAGCAGCTTAAGAAAATCAAAGCTATCTTGTAATCGGAGGGAAAAATGGAGGCATTATCAGTTATAGGGTTTGTGTTTTGCATTATTGTCATTATGTGTGCAGTGATAGTTTGCAAGAAAGCGATCCAGGAGGATGAAGATGGAAAGTAAAGTAGTAACCGAAATAGATTTATCAAATGAGAGGGCTAGTTCCTCTCATTTTGTAGCGATCGTATCAGATGGCAAAGTGAAAATGATAGAACTCCCCGAGTATGGGGAAATCCAGATTATTTGCAAAGATGGAAAAGTTAAACGCGTGAAAGAAAATACAGAAGAATTATTTTAGTTAGTCCTACCAGACAACTGGCGGACACAAGCTAACAGGCGATGCCTGCTGGTTTGTGTCCGTTTTTTGTTTTAAGCGAGGAGGTTTTTTTAAGTGTCTTACATGATCGATGCCTATAAAAATGACATCAAGGCTATCAGAAAACAGATTAAAATGATCCAGAGAAAAAAGACAGTGACGCTCGATAGACAGAGTCAAGATACGCTCGTCGATCTGCGTACAGCGCAGGACAAGCAAGATCTGACAACACTTAACGAAATGCTATCAAGCACGCAATACGCCTTGTGGTGGCTTAAGAATGGTCATGAGAAACCCCAGTCACTGCAAGAAATTACTAAACAAAACAAGAACAAACGAACCCAGCTATGGGGAGATATAGAGGGAGCAGTCCAACACCATGGAGTGAAATCATCCAGAGAACTAGATTTTCTGGCTAGTTTGAACAAAGAGGAAAAGAACTGGGAGAAGCAGGAACGGTTGATCCAGATAAAAGAAATCTTGGCGGTATTATCTCCGAGAGAAAAAGAATATTTCTTATTGAAGAATGAAGCCATCTTAACTGAAGAAGAATGCGCAGAAAAAATGAACATAGAAATCGGCACAATAAAATCAATGGCTCAAAGAATACGAAATAAAATAGAATTCTATTTTGAGAATCCGTGCCAGACCGCTTTATTTTTTGATGATTGGGAAGAGCTATAAATAAAAACTATGAATTTTGTAACCCGGATGCGCCATATATATGAGAGGGTGTAACTCCTCTTAAATGGAGAGTAGTGTATTATATTACTCACACAGTCTACTCTTATAAAAGTGCCTTCTGTTGAGAGGGGAATCGTCATCAATGCGGAAACATTGAATGGCACACGACCAACTATCGTTATATATGGGGTTGTTATGGTTGGATAGCAGCCCACCATTGATTACACGAAATATGGATTTATCTATTGGAGGGAAATTCATGGATGAAAAAGAAAAGTTTATAGAAAAACTTGATGAATTAAGAAGTGAAAAAGATATGGATAAAATAGCAGATTTGTTTAATTCTGTTGTAATCATGTATGGAGTAACTGTCGAGGAAACTTGTGCATTAGCATACTATTTAATTGACAAAGCTTTGAAAGCTGATCACAATGCATTGATGCTTCGAGAAAAATTTAGCATAGACATTAATACATTAGGGTTGGACGGCAAGCTGACAATCGCTAAGGCTATGATCAGCAATTACTCTGGGAAAGTAAAAGAAAATGAGCAAGCCTAAAAAGTTATCTTTCGTAAATGGAAAAAGAGTTTTAGTCGATCATGACAGTAGAGCTGAGGAGTTTCGTTCATACAATCAAGATAGGTGGAAGTATCAAAAAGAACTCATGCAGTTCTATAACTCCAAGCCTTGGCGCTCTCTGAGCAAGCAAGTGCTCAATGAATACTATTATGTATGTTGTATGTGCGGCGGAGATGCAACACTAGCCGATCACGTTGTACCTATTCGCATCGATTGGGAGAGACGACTAGACAAAAATAACATACAACCATTGTGCGACAGCTGTCATGCGGTAAAAACGAAAAAAGAAACGATAAAATGAACAATTATTACTGTTTTAAGTGGGAAAAAAAATAATATGTAGGCTGAAAGTGGGGATTAGTACCCCACTTTTTTTGTACGGGGTGGGGTTTGTGGGAGTCGAAACAACGCTGCCCTCTTCCGTGACCAATTTTCCGTTTTTGAAATATTTTTTTGGAGGTGATCGTGATGGCTGGAAGGAAAATAAAGCCTTTGAAAAATAACAAATCTCATTTGACTAATGATCAGAAAGAAATCAGAACAAATGCGGAGAAATCAGCATCCGATCCTTTCAAAAAATTACAGAACACACCGCCAAAGCATTTAGGGAGAATTGCTCGATATGAGTATCAAAGGGTATCACAAGAATTGGACGAAATGCCAATTAGAAACCTAGATAGAGCGATTCTAGAATTGTATTGTACTTGGTACGAATTATACAGGGAAGCCGAATCAGAAGTTCAGAAGAATGGAATTTACGCGATCGGGCAAATACAAGAAACAAGCGTTGATGAAGATGGGAACGAAGTTGTAAATATAATCGAGATTCCAATCAAGACAAAAAAGAACCCAGCAATATCGATTATGGCTGAGGCTAGTTCTCAAATCAAAAGTTGCGCTGCCAACCTTGGGTTGACAGTTGATTCACGAATGAGGATTTTCTTGCCTAAGGAAGGCGAAAAGCCAAAAAGTATATTTGATCAGTTCGGATAAAAAGAGAGGGGATATGCGTGCTTGACTATAATCAGATACCTAATCAATACAAAGATGATACGTATGCGTATGCTGTTCTCATAATCGAACGAAAGATTGAATCATGTAAAAAGGTCTATGATGCTTGTATGCGGCACCTTAGAGATCTGTTAAAGATTCCGAAAATGAGCTGGAAGTTTGTATTTAAGCCGGAAGAAGCAAAAAAAGCAATCGATTTTCTTGAAATGCTTCCAGATGTGAAAACTGGCAAAACCTATCCATTAGCAAATTTCCAACGTTTTATTATCGGCAATATATATGGTTGGAGACATAAGAAGGATAATGCGCTACGCCGCTTTAAACGTGCTTTTATCAGTGTTGCCAGGAAAAATGGGAAAACAATTTTGATTGCTGGGATTGTTCTATATGAGTTTCTTTTTGGGAAAAACCCGGCGATGTCTCGGCAAATCTTTTGTACTGCGAACGCAAAAGATCAAGCCAAAATTGCGTTTGAGATGGCTAGGAAGCAGCTGGATGCATTACGTGCTAAGTTTGCTGAAATCAAAAAGGCTACAAAGCGTGTGCGAGATGAGCTGAAGAATCTAGGAGATGAGTCATATATTACCTATCTATCCAAAGAAACTGGAGCAATTGATGGATTTGAGCCATATGTCGGTGTTTTTGATGAATATGGCGCGAGTAAAACGAACGAGATGATGGAGCTTATCGAATCCGGACAGGGGCAATTAGATAATCCGTTGACACTGATCATTTCAACAGCAAACTTTGATTTAAATGTGCCGATGTACACCGTGGAATACCCACGAATGACAAGCATACTAGAAGGCGAGCTTGATGATGAAGAACAATTCGCTTATATTGCTGAGCAAGAATCACTTGATGAGATAGAAAATCCAGATATGTACATTAAAAGCAATCCAATTCTAGTAGTTGATGCTTTGAAAGAAAAAATGATGAACTATCTCAAAAAACGATGGAAAACTGCAAAGGAGACCGGCAACACAGTTAGGGTATTAGTTAAAAATTTTAACATGTGGATGCAGTCTAGCGAGGAGTCTTATTTGTCATCAGAACATTGGAAACATGCGCAAATTGAAAAGCCTGATATTACAGGTCGGAAAGCTTGGGTCGGTGTAGATGTCGGACGGTCAAGCGACTTATTTAGTATTTCCTGGGCTATAAAAATGGAAGACTACTTTTTTGTAGATAGCTTTTCTTTTATTGCAACCAAGTATGGATTAGCAACTAAAGAAAAACGTGACGGTATAAATTATACTGATCTCCAAGAAAAAGGAGAATGTAAAATTACGGATTTGGAAAGTGGTGTGATTGATTATGATGAAGCTTATGAGTGGCTGGAGAGCTTTATACTTGGAAGTGATCTAGATGTACAATGCATTGCTTATGATCCGCACCAGTATGGACACATCCTGACATCTATTGAAAAATATCATCCGGAATGGCTGCAAGTTGAAATTCGTCAGGGAACATTAACCTTAAACATGCCGACAAAGCAGTTTAGGGATGATGTTATTGACAAGAAGGTCAGACATAGCGGAAACCGTTTGCTGACCGCAGCTATTAATAATGCAATCACAAAGACAGACAATAACGGTATGCGCATAGATAAAAATAAAAACAGTAACAAAATTGATCCTATCGACGCATTGCTTGATGCATATGCAGTTTGTTATACCGAATTTCAAGCAGATGGTTATTGGACAGACGAAAAAATACTCGATGGTGATTTTGGTTTCTAGGGGGGAGAAGATGGTAAAAATTATAAAAATATTATTCAAAAATATTCATACAATTTGTTTGTTTCTTGCAGCCAGTTCTTTTGTATATGGGGCATTTTTACTCGATCCTATTATTGGATGGATGATATTGGGGAGTGTGTTTCTTGCAACTGGCATAGCTATTAATAAAGAATTAGGATAATCAAATTTATCAGAAAGGAGGTGATGACATGACCTTTTTTAAACCGCTAGGATCAAACGAGGAGCAAATTAATGCGCTCATTTATGATGACCCATCAACTTCGCACTCATACACAGGTATACGCGCTTTAAGAAATTCTGATATTTTGACCGCAGTTACGATTGTAGCTGGAGATATCGCCCGGTTTCCGCTTATAAAACAAGATCTAGACGGCGGAATTAATCAAGATGAGGACTTAAATTACTTGCTTAATGTGAAATCGACTAAAGAAGCGACTTCTCATGCATGGAAGTTTGCGATGGCGGTAAATGCAATTTTGTGTGGAAACGCCTATTCAAGAATTCTCCGTGATCCAGTAAGTAAAAGGGCTCTTGAGTTTGAATTTTATCCGCCATCAGCAGTTTCTATTGAATCTGGCGATGATTATACTTCTCGATCCTATGTTTTCTATCCGTTAGAAGGTAATCGAGAGATACATTGTGACCCAGAAGATGTCATCCATTGGAAATTTTTTAGTAGTGATACAGTATATGGTCGGTCGCCATTGCTTTCGCTCAGAAATGAAATCAGCTTGCAAGAATCAGGAATTTCAACATTATTAAAATTTTTCCGAGATGGATTTTCAAGTGGAATTCTAAAAATGCAAGGTGCAAAATTGTCTGGCGAATCCAGAAAAGCCGTTCGTAAGGAATTTGAAGTATCACGAGAAGGAGCCACAGGCGGAAGTCCAATAGTCATGGATTCAACTATGGACTATACACCACTTGAAATTGATACCAATGTTTTATCTTTGATCAATTCTAATAACTATTCAACCGCTCAAATTGCTAAATGTCTGAGGGTTCCAGCACACAAGCTAGCGATAACAAATCCAAACCAGTCCGTCAAGCAACTAAATGATGATTATATATTGAATGATCTGCCTTATTACTTTAATGCGATTACTTCGGAGTTTCAGTTGAAGCTTTTGGAACAATCGGAACGCAAAAAATTTGTTCTTAGTTTCGATACAAGATCCGTTACAGGACTGATGCCGGAGGATGTGATGCGTTTATATAATGGCGGCTTAGTCACTGGTGATCAGGCGCTTAATTTAATGGGAATATCTGCAAGTGGGGACCCTGATATGCAGCGTCGCAAATTTAGCTTAAATTATGTTTGGTCTGATTTAGCTGAGAAGTATCAAATAGATCTACAAAACAGACGAAAACGAAAGGGGGAAGAATATGACGAACAAAACGGAGATCCGCCAGCGGACAACGAAACTGGAATTGAGAAAACTGGAGAATGAAGTCGAAGTAATCGAAGGTTATGCATTAAAATTTGATCGATGGTCCGATACTTTAGGTTGGTACTATCCTTTCCGTGAAAAGTTAGAGCGAGGATGTTTAGATGAAGCTGATATAAGCAATGTCGTTGCATTATTTAATCATAACCAGTCACAAATCTTAGGACGCACAGGGGCAAACCTCGACTTAGAAGTCGATAATATCGGTTTGAAATTCCGAATCAAACCCACTAATACGACTTTATCGAAAGACTTGATCGAGAATATCCGCGCTGGTGTGATCAATCAATGCTCTTTTGGCTTTACTATTCCTGATGAGGAAGAAGCTGAAGAATGGCGTGAAAACAAAGAAACAGGTATATACGAGCGGTTGATCAATAAAATCGATCGTCTCTACGATGTATCGGTGGTCACTACGCCAGCCTATCCAGACACTGAGGCAGTAGTAGGGGAAAGAAGCAAGCAGATCGTTGATGAACTGCGAAATCATCCGCAAAAACAGGAGGCGGACCGTATGTTGATCGATTTAGAAAAAGAAGAAATACTAAAAAATTTATAAATTCTAGTCACTCAACTTTGAGATGGCTATTTTTTATACCAAAAAATAGGAGGATAACAAATGTTTGAAGAAAAAATCAAAGAATTGCGCGAAAAGATCACTGCCAACGAGGCTACAGAAAACCAGTTAGCGTCCGAAATTCGATTGCTATTACAAGGCGATGCGGGAGAAGAAAATGTTAAGGAGGCAAAAGCAAAAAAAGCAGAACGTGATGCTGCACAAGCTGAACTTGCTGAGTTGCGAGAGACTTTGGCACTTTATGAAGAACAAAAAGATGGTAACACTAAACCCGTTGAAGGACGTAATCGCGAAACTTCGCGCGACCAAGAATACCGAGATGCATTGAATAGTTTTATCCGATCGAAAGGTGCAGAAACAGAAGGTCTGACAATGGTTGGAAAAGATGAAGCACTAGTACCTGAGAAGTTTTGGCGTGCGATCGACCCAACCACTGACGGAATCATTAAAGATGATACAAAAAATGTGACCTCGGAAGAAATTTCATACACTCCTGTACGAGAAATCAATACGGTCGTTAATTTAAAGCTTCTAGCTCGTATTCATAAAGCTAAAAAAGGCTCTGGAAAATATCCAATCTTGAAACGTGCTACAACTCGCATGTATTCTGTCGCTGAGCTAGAGAAAAATCCTGCGTTAGCAAAACCAGAATTTGGCAGTGTTGAATGGGATATCGTGACTTATCGTGGAGCCATTCCATTATCTCAAGAGTCAATCGATGATGCAGATATTGATTTGGTCAATCTAGTTGCTGAAAATAACGCAGAAATCTCATTGAATACTACCAATTACGCGATGAGTGAGACGCTTAAAAAATTTCCAAAGAAAACTGTCCATGGATTGGATGACATTAAAACAATTTACAATGTTGATTTAGATCCAGCTTATGTTAAAACCATTGTTGCTTCTCAGTCGTTTTACAACTTTTTAGATACGGTCAAAGATGGCAATGGGAGATACATGTTGCAAGATAGTATTATTTCTCCTTCAGGCAAATCTTTTGGTGGCTATCCAATTTTTGTTATCGGTGATGATTTATTAGGAGAAGCGGGGGAAGCGAATGCATTCTTAGGAGATGTCAAGCGAGGTATTTTGTTTGCAGATCGGAAACAGCTAAGTGTGCGTTGGGTTGCACACGACCTTTATGGTCAATACCTACAAGCGGTCTTACGTTTTGATATTCAAATCGCTGATGAAAAAGCTGGTTACTTCTTAACTTATGAAACGCCAGAAATTACTGGAGGGGAAGAATAATGAAGATTCGCGTGCGCAATACAATCAAACTAGACATCGAAGGAGCAGTCAAAACATATGCTCCTTCTTGGACGGTATACAAGATTGATGACAAAGTAGCGAAAAAGAAAAACTACAGTCAACGATTCCGAAAATATCCAGAACATATTGAAATTGTTGAGGATGTTGCAGAAGAGGTCAAACCAGCTGTCAATAACGAGGATGGCATTCCGGAAGGTAGTGAGAAAGTAAAAGAAGGTGAGGTAAAGGAGAGTCAAGAAAAAACGTCTCAAATTCTCGGAGAAGAAGAGCTCTCACAAAATGACCAACAAAACGTAAAGGATTCTGACGAAAATCTGTCAGCGCCTGAACTAAAAAAGAAGACTAAGAAAGCAGCGCCGAAGAAAAGTAAAAAGAAGAATGAAGAATAGCAATAGCTACTCTTCGTTCTTGACAAGCGAAGAGCTTGAGAAAATAAAAAATTATCTCAAGGTTGACCATGATTATGAAGATGATCTGATAGCGGAATTTTTAGATGCAGCGGCGTTGCAAATTATGGAAGCGATCAGCTTGCGACTGACCATGAATGACTTTTGGGATGACCCACGCTTTCACTTGGCAGTAAAAAAACAAACGAAAGAGGATTACGAGCATCGAGGGGTGTCAGCAGACACCTTTCGACACCTCGCAAATGGTGTTGAAAATATTATTCACCAGTTGCGTGTTAAGGGAGGGAGCATGATTGTTCACTCGAAACCTAAATGAACGTATCTTTTTCATTGAGTACAAGAATGAAAAGAATCAAAATGGCGATCTTATCAAAAAAGAGAAAGAGCGCTTTTTTTGTTGGGCGGAAGTAGCAAAAGCAACGACAAAAGAGTTTCGCGATCGCTCAACAGATAAGATTGAAGAACTGAAAAAAAGACGCAACAAGCGAACCTTTTATATTCGATTTCGCAAAGACATCGAAGAGGAAAAGTATATCAACTGGCGTGGTCGCGTGTATCGAATCATCGATATCGAAGAGGATTGGCAATCGAAAGACATGCTGATGATTACGGTGGAGGTGGTTAAATAATGCCAGAAGGATTAGATGAGGTTTTGTCTAATATTCATAAGCTCCAAGCGCAAAATAAGAGGGTCGCTCGAGAAGCGGTCTCCGAAGTTGCAGATAAAACGGCTGAAATCTTGAAGGGGAATACACCAGTAGATGGAGGACAGATGCAAAGCGATGTTGCGGTAAGTGGTTTTAAAGGTGGTCCACAAGGGCAAATAGAAAAAGATATTGGATTTGGTAGGACAGCTGGTTGGCGGGTTAAATATCCCGATACAGGCACAATATATCAACGTCCGCAGAACTTTAAAGAGAAAACCGTATCGGAGGCTCAACCGATAGCACAGCAGATATACGCAGATAAAATCATCGAGGGGCTTAAATTATGAATATTGAAACGAGAGTTTATCAATTGTTAAGCCAATCAGATGATCTGGCTCAGCTGATGGAACAAATGCGTATAGATCCTTTTGAAGAGTGGGAAAACGGAATCTGGAAACACGAGATACCACCGCTTTATTGCAAGAAGGAGCATGCACCCTTTATTCGTATTAGTCCAATATTTGAGAGCGATGGATCATATTTTGATGATACAGCGCACTCGGAGGAGCAAAGAGTTTTAATCTCATTCTGGTGTCATACGGACACTGAATCATATCAAATCAAAGAATGTATTGATCATGTGCTGAAAAGCAATGATTTTACGCATTACACAGCAAATGAAAATCCTAGATACAAAGATACCGATATTGATCTGTTGATGAACAACAGAAAGTATCGGTTTTTTGATTGGAAAAACAAGGAGGAATAATTAAATGGCAGAGACAACAAACACTGTAAAAATTGGTTTAGATAATTGGGAAGTAGCAAAACTGGATGAATCAGATCGAGTTACTGGTCAACCAATGAGAATCCCCGGGTTAACCTCAGCACAGTTGGCGTTAACCTTTAACACCGGAACATTCCAAGCAGATGACGCATTATGGGCAATTTTAGATGGTGGTATTTCTGGATTAGCGTTAACTATCGGGAATGCAGATATTAAATCAGAACATAAAGCTGTATTACATGGAATTGAGTTAGAAGACGGTATGGAAGTGTACACAGCTGATATGAATATCCCTTACACTGCTCACATTTTCCGCTCACGTTTGAATACTGGGCAGTTTGTCTGGTTTGGATTAGTTAAGGGTAAGTTCATGCCTGGCGGAGTTGATCTTAATACTCGGGCTGAGACACCAACTGGACAGCCCGATTCTGTTGTCGGAAACTTCGAACCACGTAACGATGGCATTACCCACATTATCGCACGTGCCGATAGTCCAGATTTTGATTTAGCGAAGTTCAGACAAAAAGTTTTCCGTGGAATTACAATTCCAGAAGCCTAGAGAGGGATTTTCCCTCTCTTTTTTATAAGTCTAATGGTAATAAGTCAAGATGAAA